TGAGGAAGAAGAATGATTGAAGTAGGCATATTTGCATTAGGCGTTGTATTCGGCGCTGTATTGGTAAGGTACGGGGTGGGTCTTGGTTTCAAGATGTTCTATCAGGCCAAAGAGGACATGCCACTAAGTGACAATTCCTCACCAATCGAGCAGAGCAATACGGAAGACGAACCAATTTCACAGGAGAGTACGGAAATTTTATAGGGGGGAGTAATGGTAGACCTTACAGACTGCATAGATTTTTGTGCCAGTTATATCGGCTTTAATAGGACGGAAAGCAATAAAGTATCACTGGCCTTTGATATTACAGGTGATACTGAAGATAAGCTCATAGTCAAGGCTACGGGGTTTACCGACAGTTGTTTTATGCTCGAATACATCGAGTTGGCCTGTAGTTCCAGCACAGCAAGGATAACCGATGGTTCGGCGGGTACTAATTTAATAAGCTGTCTCTGTTCTGATGTTAGTTGTCAGGGTCATCCTTTTGTTTTCTCCGATTTCCGCGGTGACCCCTTAATGTGTCTTACTACAGATGCCACCGCTGGTTTATGTCTTAGTTCAAGTGACGGTTATGTTTGGGGGCGCGTTCAAGGTTACTGGAACATAATACAGAAATTACCATGACAGAAAAGGATTTGAACGAATATTTGAACGACCTCGAAGCCTCTGGTATGGCCATTACGAAGTCGTGGAGCGCCATCTGGCGGGAGAGTCTTAAATACTTTTTCGGCTCCCAGTTAGCTGGTAAGCAGGCGAAGAAGGGCTGGGACTGGATTGTAGTCAACTACATCCTCCCCGCAGCCATTCAGGAGATTGCCAAGCTCAGTAAGAACCATGCCCAGATACTCGCCCACCCGTGGGAATCGGGAGATGCCGAGGCTGCGGAGGCCTGGCGCTCCCTGCTCCAGTGGTTGTGGGAGAAGGGTATCAACGGCCACGGTATGAGGTTGGAGCAGATAGCATCGAACTTCGATAAGAAGACCTGTGGGTATAGTGTGTCCAAGGTCTTCTGGGACGATAGAGATGAGTGGGACGATGAGGGGAAGGCATGGGTCGGAGATGTCAGGTACAGGCTGTGGAAGCCGGAGGAGTTCTGGGCGCTCGGAGAAGAGAAAATAGACGACGGGCCTTGCGGGACGGTCAGATACGTCGAAGAAGATTATGCCATTCACCACTGGCCCAAATTCGAGAAGAAGATTAAGGAACAGACCAAGGCCTATAAAGATATAGTCGGCGGCGGGGCCGAGACTATAATGGGCCAGACCACCACATCGGGTACATATCCTGCCGCAGGCGTAGGGGGTGTGGATAAGGGTTTGGGTTCTGATATGTTCAAGAAGCTCCTGAACCTTATAACCTCCAGAAAACAGCAGATACCGATAAAAGAGTCCAAGAGGTTCATTAAGCTCGCCGAGTTTTACTACAAGGACTATGAGACAAAGCACGTCAAGGAAGAAAAAGAAGTCCCCCCCGAACAACTTGTACAAGCCGGTCAGGCAATTCCTGCAAATGGCCAGTTCCTCGACCCACAAACGATGGAACCTATACAGGATTGGCCCAAAGAGATTGTAAGGGAATACGATGAACCCCTTTATCCTAATGGCAGGTTCATTATCAGGCTCGGTGACGATATTATCGTCAATAAGAACCAGAAGTACGGGTTCAGAAAGTGGCCGTTTATCGTAAGTCCCCACTATCTCCTACCTCATATGTGGCAGGGTTGGGACGCCGTTCAAATGTATAAGAGCGCCCAGGACATGATAAACATATCCATAACCCACCTCGTCAATAATATGAAGATGTACGGGGACCCGAAGGTGGTTGTGGAACGAGGGGTCATAGACTCCCCGCCCGGCAAGCGTAGTTCCCACTACAAGATAGGAAAAGGCGCAGGCTCGATAATAAGACTGGTAAAGGGCGGTTTGAACAGGTTCAAGATTCTCGACCCGCCGGCCCCGTCTCAGGCCGCGACGCAGTTGTATGCTATCTTCTCCCAGGAATTCAAGAACATTGTCGGGCTACAGGACATTGCCCAGGGCAAAAAGACAGAAGGACGGACAACTGCCACCGAGTCCCACTTCCTGATGATTTCCGCCAACGACCGTCTGGCCCTTCAGAGCGCCTATGAGGATGTCTGGGTAACTGAGGTCGCTCGTTTAATAGCGGAGATTTGCCAGAGGTTCTACGATGTGGGCCGTTTCGTAAGGATTATCGGGGAAGACAACGCCGTCGGCGCCCAGCAGATTACCCAACAGATAAAGGATGTACGGTTCGATATTGATATTATTCCCGGCGTTCAGCTTCCATTCGACCAGGAAAAGAAGGAAGCCAAGTACATGCAGGCGTATCAGTTATTAGCCGACCCTACACCCAATCCTATGCTGCCGGAAGTTTTGAGGGTAATGGAGATTACCAACTGGCGCAAGATTATCAGTCAGCACGGGATGTGGCAGAAGTTCATGCAGTTCTTGCAACTCTTTCAGGCAGTCTCCGAAAGAAAGATTACACCTGAACAGGGGATAGAGTTATTGGTCAAGGCGGCCAGGCAGGAGTTCCAGTCCCAGCAGGACTCCATTGCGTCTATTGAGGCCCGCAATGCCGAGAAGGAACAGATGGACCAGGAACGCGAGCAACTAATAGCCAAGGGCGAGAGCGAAGGCCGTAAGAAGGAACGCGCCATCCAGGCAGAACGGGATAAGGTCAGAAACGAGAAGAAGGTAAAGAAGGAGAAGAAGAGTGCCTAAAGCGTTTGAAAATTGCATAAAGGCGGGCGGAAGGGTACGTCGCAAAAAAGTTAAGGGCGGATACATAAATATATGTTTTAAGGGCGGCAAAAGTTATGCCGGTCATGTTCACAAAACGGGGAAATAACTCAGCAGGTAGAGTGCTGGGAAAACAGTTGGGCAACTGACTCAAAGTACCAGAGGGCGCTGGTTCGATTCCAGCTTTCTCCATTGTAGAAATAGGCAGCAGGCAGGACAAGTGCCAATATGCCAGTCTATTTCTTTATAACCCCAATGAAAGAGACATGCGCTCAAGATGAATTTGGAGGCTAATATGCCAGAACAGGATGTAACAACGTCGGAGAACAAACAAGAGGAACAAAAAGAGGATTTCGAGGCGAAGTGGGACAAGGAACGACAGAAAGTAGACCAGGCCGAGGCAAACTACACGAAGGCGGTCGCTGAGAACGAAGCTATTACAGAACAGTTGAGCTCCCAGCAGGAAAAAATCGTCGAATTGGAAAAAAAGATAACGGCCAAAAAAGAAGATACACCATATCCCGAAATCGACCCTGAAATCAACGATGCCAATGTCATCAAATCGATTACCCAGATGAGGGCCGAGCTCGCTGAGAGCAAGAAGGAGCTTACTGACTTAAAGGAATATGCAGAAGTTCACAAGGCCTCGGAAGAGCAGAAGCGTGTCCAGAATTACGAGGACATGTTAGTCGAGAAAATGTGCAAGCCTTTGGACGAGGAGTTCGGTGTAAAATTCCGAAATCCGGCCACGACTCTTGCACGCAAGCTCGTTGATGACGGCAAGGAAAAGAAACCTCAAGACCCCATCGATGTTTCACTCCTTATGAGGAAGTGTTACATCGAGGTATCGAAAGAGCCCGACAACAAAGATGACCCTGTTCGCGGCGACCAGGGAGGTGGCGGTGTTCCTCCACCACCCGGCGAAAAGAAGTCCGGGACAAACGAGGAGGTCTTCGCCGATATGAGGAAAGACACTTCCTGGAAAGAGAACGATATTATAGAAGTTGTATGACAATAATTTAAGGAGGGGGTAAATGTCAACTGCTGATTTGACCAAAGCTACCCGTTCGGCGTTTGACCGGACTCTTATCAACATGGTTTTCTACCAGACCCCGGTTCTTGAGGAGGTAAAGCGTAGAAACCAGGTTACGGAGTCAGGTGGAACGACTTACGAAAGATTGGTGGATACCGACGAAATCGATGATTTGATGCAGGAGTATTCCGCTAATGACGTTTTAACCGATGAGAAAAAGACGACCCTTGAAAAACCGCACTTCCACCGAAAGTATGCACAGCTTCCCCTGCGTTACGATATTGATGAGTATACTCAGAATATCCACGCAGGGCGCGAGGAGCAACTTTTGGACCTGTCCCAGTTTCTTACTACGAAGGGCCAGCGTGCGACGAAACTTTGGCTGTCTAAATCCATCTGGAACAAGGCCAGTACCACGACCACGAATTGTGATACGGCCAAACCTTTTCAAAGTATTCCCGACGCTCTTAACCACGATGCCGCTTACGGTAATATCACAAGGACTTACGGTACTACCGGGGCATACTGGCAGAGTGCAGACCCAGCAGCTCTAAACGAGAACATAGCGGCTGCGGGAAGTGCTCAGGACACTGCGACAAACCTGACCATTGCCAATATGAGGAAATGGATAAATGAATCTGATGTCTCTCATCACATGGAGAGTCCTGAAGACCTTTATATTACCATGTGCCCGACACTTTACAATAAGCTCATCGCCGAGATGGAGGCGAAGGTCATTTACAAGCCTTCGCAATTCCAGAGGCAGGGCGTGGTAAAGTGCGAGCTTGACGGCCATCAGATTGTAAGTGTGCCTTATCTTCAGAAGTCCTCGGAAACGAGGGCGTGGGTAACCATTCTCAATATGAGATACTGGGAGCTCAGGATGTCAAGGATGCGTAACTTCGCCATGACTCCGTTTGAATGGCAGGGCAAGAACGCCAACAGCTACGACTACTGGCTGGCACGAATAATGATAGCCGGTAACTTTATCTGCTGGAAACCCAACGCAAACATGTGGCTGACTTCAGTATCATAAGGAGGGAAAAATGGGTGCTACAATAAGATTGACAAGAATAAATCTTTACGACCGTTTTCCCGGCCCTGTGAACCCGAACAAGGGTGTGCCTGTCGATGGCTGGAACAAAACGCCCTGTCCTACCTATCCGGAGTATCCGGTAGGCGAGAAGAGGATGGCGTATACAGATAATTCTCATTGTCCTGGTTATTACACGATGATGTATGGCACGTTGGCTGCCGGTTCAGATACTAATTATTGCGTGAGCCACGATTTCAGCAATGGGAAGTGCTGGGTTGGTCACTGTTGCTTAAGTCAGGACGTATCTCATGCAGCCGACCCGACCTATCTAATGGCTAATCCTGACGGCACGGCACAGCCGTGGCATGTAATGCACCGCTGTACTTCGCTTCTGGAAACCGACATGTCCAGTTGCGGCGCCGCCGCAATTCCGTGTGCAACTATGGATGGCTATGATTATGGCTGGTTCTGGGTAGGAGGGGTATGTCCGTGTAAGGATGTGACTATCATGGGTGGCTCTGAAGGAGATGGTGCGGATATGACGACCTACGGCGATATTGAGGCCGGAGGGGTCTATTTATGCGTGACCGTACTTGCGACCT